CAATCGGCTCGGAATGTGCAAGGTAGAGGATCATGTGAAAGCTGCCTCGTATACGTTGGGGAGTTGCTCCTCGAAGATGTCCTTGACGGCTTGAGCAATCAGACGGTGCTCCAGCTGTGTCTCGATACCTGCGCGGATCTGGATGTAGTGGATCCAGCTGCGGATGCTGCCATCAATGTCAACAGGTGGTGCGGCGATGAACGCCATAATGAAACATGCCGTCGCAGCAAGGAGACATGGAATCATGAGGACACCGAAGTGCCCTACATAAAGGCGATTGTTGACAGAAGTCACCCAGTTGAGATACTTTTCCCACAGTGATGACTGCTGCCTTTGAATAGCAATTGATGCAGTCATGTTTTTTTATCTTAAAATGTATACTTCAGGCCAAGCTTTACATTGGAGCTCAGTGAATTGAAATCGTAGTTGTCCGCTGTAATAGCGGCGAACTCCCCATAAGCATCCAGGTCGCTGTTCAAAGCAGTGGAGACTCCCACCTTGCCAGAAGCAGCCTGGGTACTTTCGCCAGTATCGGGGAGAATGAAAGCGGGACCCCCCTGGATGTACCAGGAAGAACTCTTTCCCAATGCAGACTCATAGCCCACGTGACTTTCAATACTAGTAGCGGAGTAGTCACTACCAGAGAAACCAGAGTTGGTCTCCACATTTACATAGGGACCAGCAATAGCGGGGGAGGCAATGCCATGGAGAAGACCAAGGGCAGCACCAGAAACAATAGCAGTTTTAATCATTATAAATGAGGGTGAATGTTTACCAAAAACCAGGAATGATCTGTCCTGTAACAGCGTAGGAACCAATGGCAGCTACAACGCCCAGCATCGCCAGGCGTCCATTCAGCAGCTCACCTTGTTCCCACTTATTTTGTAAATAGTCCATGGTGGTTATTTAAACCCACGCTTCATCTTGGCGTAGGCTTTAGGAGAAATAGTAGATTTTTTTTTGGATCGGGAGGTGCCAGCTTTGCGGCGTTTATTAATGTTGCAGTAAAGACCGCAGCGATTACTTGCCTTTTTTGCCACCGCCTTTACATCCTTTTCTAGAATTGAACATCAGAACGACTCAGTTTTTCAAAGACATCATTGCGGTATGCAGGATCATTGTCATAACGAGGATCAGACATAGCTTGTACTACCTCTGCTTGGCTACGGAAGACATCAGGTGTCTCAGTCGCAGCCTTACCAGTTAGCATCCGTCCTTCATAACCGTTCTGGTTTTCATACTCAGCCATCAACCCACGAACAGCAAGTTGAATAGCCCGTGCTGAACCACTCTGAACAAGTTCATCAAAAGCATTGACATAGTTCTGGTCAAGAGTGTTAGCAGCCCAGTCCATCAATGCACCGTACTGCTCCTTGCCACCAACATAATTTTGGATGGCATTCATTTCTTCTTCACTCAGATCATCTGCTTGTGGAGGAGCTTGGTTCTGGAGAGCAGAGAAAATATCCTCATACTCAAGATTGTCCAGTTGCTCTTTCAACTCATCAGTCAGCTTGCCAGTCTCTTGATAAGTGTTCAGCGCCTGGGCCAAGTAGTCAGGTTCTTCCTGAACTTCCTCAGCTTCAGCTTCAGGCTCAACTTCTTGCTTACCTTCACCCATCTTTTGTTGGAGTTCAAGGTAAGCCTTTTCAAGTTGCTCAGCATTTTCAAACTTGCCAGCCAGCATCTGATTCTGCTGCTGTTCCAGTTGTTCACCAACTCGGAGAGAATCTTGTTCCTCCTCACTGAACTCAGGCTGGTCAGCAGGGGTGGGGTCATACGTCAGTTGAGCCATCTTGTACGTAGTTACGATAGGTAGGTGGGTTGTGGTTTAGAACTCGGAGATTATTGTTGGCGCTATAAGTAACGACCATATCCTCAGTTCCTGGTGCTTTTATAGTTGGAGCACCAACCTTAGGTTTCCTAAGATTATTGCGAGCAGGCTTAGCCTCAGTAGGGCCTGCCGTTCCAGTCCGACGTGGTTTATCCCGTACGTTCTCAGGCTTCTGGACTGGGGGGTTCTTCGGTTTGGTTGCCCTCGATTTCGGAGAGGGCTTGGGCGGATTCGACATTAGCTTTCTGTTGATCTACTTGTACTTTCTGCATAGCAGCTTCTTGCTTAGTCAGCTCTTGTTGCTGCTGCATCTGCATGTTCTGCTGCATATCCTGCTGCAGTTGCTGTTCTGTCTTAACTAGGTTCAGGGTATCAATACCTTGAGCAGTAGCTAGACGCTTGATGTATTCTGCTGGATCAATGTATCTCTGAATCGCTTCAGGACCCATTGTCTGTGAGATCGTCGTGATAAATTGAGTGAGGCTTTGATAATCTTGGCCTCTTCCAAGTGCATTAACACCAGCGACAACAGTAGGGCGAACCAAATTTTTTGGAATCTTTGGTAGGACACCTTTACGTTGGAGAAGGAACAGAGTCCTGTTCAGATAAGGAACGAGGAACTCAGAAGTAAGCAAGGTGAACAAGCCACCGAGTTGAGCATCTGTCTCCAACTGAGTGAGGCGAACCTCCTCAGCTGTGGTGCGTTCAGACTGACGAACATTCAAGATCAGGAATGCTTCACTGATCCTGCGTTCCAATACACTTGCCAGTTCATAGGCAGTACGGAAGTCAGCAGTCTTACCAACTTGAACAACACCAATGTCATCAGGTCGGCCCTGGATGATGGCACCGTTGCCAGCATTAGCCAGGGACTGTGGCTTGGTAGTAGCACTGGGGCTAACAACAAACACAACCTTGGCTGCGGCTGCAGAGCCTTCAATGATTGCCTGGCTCAGCGCTTCCAGTGACTTGAGATCACCAAGGAACTCTTCCACTCGTCCACGTCCATAGTCTTCACCGTCAACAGTGGAGAACCTAAGGGGCATCCAACACGGTGCAGAGTCAGGGCAGGAGCTACGGCTATCAGGAAGAATCTTGTCGTTCACCTCCTGGTGCCAGGTCCACTTCTTCTTACCAATGTCATGCTTGACGTAGGTGTAAACCTCTACTTCATCAGGGTCGGAAGGAGCACTAGGTCCGTTACCTCCAACACCAGACTGAGGATCATTTACTTTACCCTCTTCTGATTGTGTCAGTCCAGGTACGGATGACTTGTGTACCATCTCTTTGCAGACAATCTCAATGACCTGACCATCACCATCTCTGTTAACAACAAAGCGATTGAAGGGGTAGTGCCTGAGACCATCCTTGGAATAATAGAGGAGTGCATTACCACCTACGACTAGAGATTTTATAGCTTCGTGAACAACAACTCGATCATTAGTAGCATTAAGATAATCCATAACCATCCGTTCCATCTTGGACATGGCGAGGTCGAGTTCTGACTTAATGGCTGGATTGAGTTCTCCGTTAAGCGTGTCATCTCTAATCTGCAGCTTAAAGAATGTAGTTTGTGGTGGCAGCAATGCAAGCATCAGCTTAGAAGCCAATGTCACAACAGCCTTTGCACCAACTGATTGCCACGGGGTTTTAATATGCATCATCGTTTCAGGCCCCGTGTCCTGACGAATCAAATAAGGAAGAGTCAGCTTGGATCCCTCGACTGCCTTATCGAGGAACTGGTTACGTGAACCACAGAGCTGACTGTATCGTGTACGTGCTTTCATCAGATTGATAGGCCACTCGCTCCACTACCAAAGCCACCAAGACCTGCAGAAGGCGAGTAAGCAAACTGACTTACACCTCTGTTGGTTACACCCAGACGATCCCTGCGGGACTTCCTGCGAGTGATACCAACTTGTGTGTCTGGTCGGAGTGATACTGCTTCAGGAGCAGCGATCGGAGGTGGTGCTGGGGGAGGAGGTGGTGCTACTTGAGCTGTTGGTCCAGGCGTTCCATGTGCTTGGACATGAGCTGCATAATTACGATTTAGTGCTCTTGCAGGTCTCTTTCGGCTTGCAATGTGGGAGGCTGTGCCATGACCCAGACCCATTGCAATAGACTGGTCATAGTGAGCTTGACTCCATGCCATTTTGTTCTTCTAATTTAAGTTGTATCCAATCAACTACACTTCGCTGACCTGAGCGGTACATGATGTATTCGATTGGTTGATCTGGGGTGGGTGAAACGGGTGGAAAGGTTTCGTCCAACTCCTGAATGAGGGTTCGGGCTTGCATCCCGAATGCCTCAAGCATATTGAGGGAGGTTGACATTAGAGTGTTCAAAAAATGCAGGCATTCTGGCCCGACGTGTTTCAGAAAGTCCTTTGGCTGTACCCTGATACATTAAAGAGTCACTGGAATCCAGCCAAAATTTTTTATTCAAAAATTTGGAGTCACTGCTACCAAGTGGCTCAAGCACCCAATTAATAGTAGCCTTGCGCAGCTTGTCCAAAGATTGGGAGGGGGTAAGACCAAGCTCTGCACAAACAATGCTGTTTGTAGCAACATGGATCTGTTCATCTCTGGAGATATCTGCGCTTGTGCTCCTCAGTCCAGCGTCACCACAGAACCTGAAGAACGGCAGGAGAACAAAGAATATGCTTCTCTCCAATACCATTGCTTTGCAGATGGTGTGGTCTGGATGATCTGCCCAAGCTTTTGTAATTGCTCGTGCTTCTTTTTCTGCAGCGCTCGTTCCATCGATACCGTGTGCTCGTGCTGCATAGCTAAGTGCGACATCATGATTTTCCTCATCAGTAATGTTCATTTCAAGAATCTTGCGAGCCTTGGAAGGTACATCCCCCTTGAGCCCACTCTTGATAAAGTCGCCAACTGGTAGCTCCAGATGACGAAGGGCCAAAGCTCTGTAGATAGTCTCCTCAGAGCCTGGCATCAACTCTCCAGCTTCTACTTGAACTGGAGTCCACTTACGTTTGCGTTCAATTAAATTTTGATAGGGGTTCATTCCTGACAATCACATTCAAGTTCACCGAGATCAGACCATTCGTGACGGATCTCATTAATATAGTCTTCAATGTTGATGTCCTTCAGTGCAGCATAAGCATCACTTTTATCCTGGACATCACCCATTACTTGAAGAGAGTAATAGAGAGAAGTCTGGGGCGAACTCAGCCACTCTTCAATGAACGCATTGTCATAGGTCACAACATCACTCCAAGAGTTGAAGCTGTAACCGTGAAGAAGTCCAGTCTTTTCCAACATGGTCATGATGCCATCGGCTACTGCCTTGTAAGCATCCCAACCAACTTCACTTGCAATTTCCACTTCACCATAGCTGTAACTCTGAACACCAAAGGTGCCCGAATCACGATCAATGCTACGTGCAATAGGTGGTGCGATCTCTGGGGTGCAAGTAAACCCATCAAGATCTTTACTACGGTAGCTGCAGGAGGCCGTAGGAGCGATGGCAAATGCCCGCACCATATCAAACCCTTCAGCTACTCGTGCAGCCCTGTTGATGCCCTCCTCAAGGGACAATGCAATGTCATGTGCATCAGTCGCACTAACTAATCCATTGTTTACATCATTCAGGGCTTGACCAAACTCCTTGTAAGTTACACCGTACCGCCGTAAGAGGTTGGCAAGCCCGAGCATTCCCAATCCAACTTGTCGATCGACTTTGGAGTCGAGGTATTCATTGGATTCTCCAACACCTGTGACAGAATGGAGGCTGCACAGCTCAGACATACCGTCAGTGAAAGCTCCTGGGATGTCGGCGATGCGACAGGCACCAAGATTGACATGTTGGAGCAGGCAGGTCCCGCGTGAGGGCAGGTAAACTTCAAGGCAGACGTTTCCTCGGATTCGTTTGCCATCTTTGTCATACTTTACTTTGTTTAGCCAGATGTCACCAGCCTTGATGCCATAAAGCAGCTGGTCTTTAAACTCACAAGCATCCCACCACTCTTGGGTGATGTTGATGCAACGCTTTACCCACGGGAGTTCAGAACGTGGGGTTGTAATAAACTCAAGAGCATCGGGGTGCTCCAGATCCAGGTGCAATACAGCGGCACCATTCTTATAGGTGCCACCCCTGCGAAGGATCTCATTGAGTGTTGAGTAGATTTTACCAAAGGATACAGGACCACTAGCAGTCAGTCCTTTACCATTCTCACTTCCTTTGGGTCGGAGGTTGGACAGGTGAATTGCAACACCAGCTCCATAACGTAGTGCATGAGAAACGAAACGCCATGAAGCCTCAATCCCTTCGGGACCTTCCATGCTGTCATCAACGACAAACACGGTGCAGCTAACAGGGAGACGACCTTCAGGTTCATCAATCCATGACTGGACTCGACCAGTGCGGGAGATGAGGTTATTCATACTAAATCAGACAGGTTGGGTGGTTGATAATTAGGGCCTTTGAGAACCTTTCCGTCCTCTCGGTAAATAGGTTTGCCATCTTCACCGAGCTTGCTCATGTTGCTCTTGTGGACACGGCGAAGTGCTTGCTCAATATCCCAGTTCATATTTTCTGCATACTGAGCACACACATAGACAAGATCAGCCAGTTCCTTGAGGCAATGCTCCCGTGTGTGGGGTAGTGCCATCTGGATATTATGATCTGCCTCAATAAATTCTTTGAACTCCTCAACGATCAAATTCTTCTGCATCGTACGGGAGTTCAAGTCGTTCTGTATACCGTACGCCTGGCGGAACTGAATTGCTTGATTGCTGAGCAGTGACATTGAGTAGTTCGTTTTCTAGATAGTGGATAGCTTTTGTTAGATCTTGTTTGATGTCATCCTTGTGACCTGCACGGCAGATGTATTTGACTGCACAACCAAGGTGGTAGTTCAGGTCTTGGTCTCGGATAAAATCCCAAACCTGGATGTTGCCTCGATTGTAATAACTAGGTGAGGTGATGTCCATTTTCAAAAGTGTGGATTTGGTGGCAGTTGGCACACAGCACTTCACATTTGGCCAGTTCAAGGACCAATTTTTCCATTGAAATGCTGATCAACTCTTTACCAATGGAGTATGTTTTAGTTGTAGGGTCAATGTGATTCAGTTCGAGTGCTACAGGATGAGCGTTGTACCCACATTGAGCACAGCCTCTCTCCAACTTGTATTCGTTTACAAAGTCACGCTTTTTTTGCAAGCGCTGCCTGTTGTATTCTTTATTACAAGATCTACAGTATGAACTGGTAGTGTATCTCTCACCTACTCCACATTTGGAGCAGAGTTTCATTCAAGTGAGGCAATAGTTGTCGGGTTTGGCCATTCTTTTAACATCTGTTTGATGGTATTTGCCATCGCAAAGTTCTGCCTTTGCAATGCTAGAAGGACAGTGATGATGTCTTCTTTCTCGGATTTGGGGAGTAGATCACTCAGCTGCCTCAGCTTTAGATCCTGCTCCATTGTCATCTGTGTGACTGGCATCGGGGGGAACCCATAATCGGATGGTTTCATTGGGGTAGTCTTCGTACTGCAGAATCTTTGCTAGTCGTGCATTACTCAATGCAACTTCCTCACTCAATCCTTTCGATTTGAATGCTTTGACAACTGTTTGCCACGTGCATCCTTCATCATCAAGTAAGGCGTTTGCTCGCTTAACTCCAATTGTCGGGATACCTGCGTATCCGTCTGTACTGTCCCCAGCCATTGTTTGGATGTAATGCCAGCGGTCACCTTCTTCCTTGGTAATAGTTTGGACAGGATTAGTAAGGTCAAATAACTCTCCAGGAATTTGACGCATATCTTTATCAGGTGAGCAGATAATGTGCCCTGGATATTGAGTTGCATAAATACCCAACGCATCATCCGCTTCCATGTCAGGCCACTTGATGACTGGAAAGTCTTCTTTGAGTTTGTTAATTACCCTTTTGTAACCACAAGGCTTCTTTCTATTTCGGTGACCCTTGTAATCTGGGGAAATTTTTTTCCTGAAATTTTTCGAGTCCGAAAAGAATAGGATTGAATCATCGAATGTCCCCAGACACTCAGCAATAGAATACAACTCACGAAGCACCATGTCATAAGCTTCGGAGAACTTGCTAGTGACAACAATAACATCGTCACCCCAGTCGATCTCATCCTCACAGGATGCACAGCATTTGTAGACAATGAAGTCAGCGTCAATTAGTAGGCTCATTTCCAGAAATCCTCCCAACCTTCAGGTGCTCGGAACCATTTGATGTGCTTGGTTTCGGGGTGTACAACAATGATGGGAACTTTGACCTTGTAGTCAGCACCATTCATGTGAGTACGGGGCTTCACATCAACTTCAAGTACCTTGCCTTGGTATTTGAGGATCAGATCAGTCTTACCCTGGCAGCTGGCATTCTTGAATACCTCTGCTCCCTTCTCCCAGCACTTGAGCATCACATAGTGCTCATAATAATCACCCTTTAGATTGTTATTGCGAGTCTTATCAGTGAGTGTCTGCCCAGGTTGCTCCTTCTGTTGCTTCTGCGGCAATGGGACATCGGAGGTTGTAGTACTCCCCTGCTGCTGCTGCGCTGTATACCAGGGATGTTCGTAAGTCATTAACGTGTAAAGGGGTGGTTTCAAACTGAAGCTCGTCATGTATGAATGCCAATTGGTGAGCTTCAATGCCAGTTGACTTAATAGTGTCTTGGTTTATTGCCATCCATCTTTTCGCGATCACACCAGCAGATCCCTGCAGGAGGTAGTTGAGCGCTTTGTGAGGTGACTCAACCGCAATTGAACGTCCATCAACCAGCCGCACACTGCCACACTCAGCCTTATGTTTAATCGCATCAAGAAGAGTGCCAAGTCCGTCAATTGCATCAACAAACGCTTCACGAATCTCTTTGCCTTTGGATTTAGCTGCAGAACTGCTGAGAGATGAATCATAAGAAGTGCCAATTTTTTCGTTGCCTGCCCCATAGAGGAAGGCATAAGTTACGGTTTTAACTTCTCTTCTACTGATGCCAATCTTGTCGGCATTGACCTGGTGAATGTCTCCATTGAGGAGGATGTCGCCGTATCTGCCTCCGTCGTAACGGGCCAAATAGTGAGCAAGCATCCGCAACTCAATGCCACTAAGATCAGCCCCGACAAGCACCATGTTCGGACTGGCAGTAAATAATCTTCTGTATTCTGAATCACTGGGTACTTGCCCCAGATTTGGCTTCCTGTGAGCGCATCTATGCGTGTTTGTAGCCACTGAACAATGGTGGTGGATCCTATTAGCAGTCGTAGATAATTTCAGCCAAGCGTTCACGCCTTCTGAGATCATCCCCAACTTCTTTGTAATATCGAGACACCTTGCAAACTTCTTTGCAATTGGTGTTCCGATCTCTGTTAGAACAACTTCGTCGATCATGGGCTTGCCCGTTGCAGTTAATTGCTTGGGCTCCCATCCGTAGTGAGTCTTGAGGATCCATGAGATGTGATCTCTAGAGGTTGGATTGAGTTCTTTGAGACGGGTGAATGTGGCTCCAGTTATGTAGCCCTGTGTTTTGTTAGGTCTCTTAGGAGTGAACTCTGCTCCTTCAACGTAAGGGTGCATCCCCCGTAATACTTCACCAAGGTCATGAAGTTCTCTTCCGAGAGACGATGCAAGTTTCCATGCAGATGTCTCATCAAAGTACCATCCATGTAATTCTTGTTGAGTAAGTATTTGTGCGACTTGGTGCTCTAAAGCTACCCAGTCAGGTATTTTTGGAAATGATGCCAAAGTTTGGTGGTAACAACAACATCCTGCTCCATGTAGGCTTCCATCTCTGGAGACCATTGGGACCAGTCGGCAGTCTTACCGAACTCTCCCTTGTAACAATTAAGCCTGTGCCCATAGGCTTCCAAGCTGTGCCGCCCATAGAGCTGTAGCGGCATATGTTTCCACTTCCTCCGTTGATCTACAGAAAGAATGTCCGCATGAAAAAGCCTACTAAGTAGAAGAGTGTCAATGACACCAGCACGACGATCAAAGAAGCCGTAGAGTTTGCTAATTGCGGGGCAGTCAAAGCCAATAACATTATGACCAATAATGTGATCTGCATCCTGGAGATACGTGATTCCACGACTGATTGGTTCTTTGTCTCCTCCCTCATCGTTGAAGATTTGAGTGGATTTGGCATTGAGATCATGGATGCATAAACAGTGGATTTTGGTAAGATCAAAGAGAAGTCCGTTCGTTTCTAAGTCAAAAACTAAATTCACTTAGCGTGCCATTTATAAGTTTTATCCTTAAACTTTGCCCGCTCAACCATATCTTGAGTGGGTGGTTTAGGGCGACGGAGATCTAGTTCAGTGCTAGAAATCGGTTGTCGCATCGAAATCGGGTTCAGCTTCATGTTCTTCAAATTTACAAGTATCTAGGTTGTATTTCAGAGTGCATCCGACACCAGTCTCGCCAGAATGACGGTTCTTAAGGACTCGCACTGTAGTAGCAGAGTTTCCAGATCCATCTTGCTGATTCCGTTCAAGGGCGATGACGCTATCTGAGAGCTGAGAGATTGCAGCGGAGCCACGTAATTGACCAAGGGTAACTCTTGCTCCTTCTTCATGGTTCTGATCTGATTGTGTACGGCGTAAGTGACTAACAAGGAACAGGGTGATACCTGTACGTTCAACAAGTGAGCGGAGACGTGTCATTGTTTGATCAATCATTCGCCTCTCGTCACCATCCAATCCAGACAACAGAATGGAAAGGTGATCTAGAAATATGATCCTGCAGTCGAGTCCAGTAGCCAGGTACTCAATTCGGTTGTAGATGACATCAGGATCAAAAGACCCAAAGCCGTCATAAAGAAACAGGTTCCAATTAGCAAGAGTGTCCTGATACGCTTGGGTGAGATCAGCTCGTTCATGTTCTCCAATGTGAAATGGTTTGCCCAGAGCACTGGACATCAAGCCCAGAGCAGTACGTCGGTTTGATTCTTCAAGAGCCAGATAACCAACCCGTCCTCCATTTTGTAATAAGTGAGTCGCAAGCTCCCTGCAGAAGCTGGACTTGCCGATACCAGTTCCTGCAGTAATTGTGACAAGTTCTCCATATCGGATGCCGCACAGTAGGTTGTTGAGGCCGTTGTAGGGGTAGTCATAGTCATTGGGTGGGTTAGGTGTAGTTACAAGCTCCAGTAGATTGCGGCCATCGATGATGCCATCAGGTCTATAGGCTTTTGCGTCCCAGACAGCTCTTTGAATAGATTCAAGATCATTCTTTTGCAGCGCTTCTGACGCATCCTTGTACCCATCAACGAAATTGATGAATACCTGGCCTGGTGGGAGAATTGACGCAGCCTCTTTCGCCGCAGATCTGCCCGCCTCATCGTCATCAAATAGCAATACAACCTTTTCATATCCTTGGAGCCACTCAAGATTCTTCTTGATGCTCTTCTTCGCACCTGCTGCACCACTAGGTAGTGATACAACAGGCCACGTCCTCAGGACCTGAAAGACACTGGCACAATCAAGTTCTCCTTCAGTAATGACAACCATCTTTCCAGATGATGGCCAAAGATGTTGCCCGAAGAACGTGCCATCTGTTTCACCTTCGTACCTGAAGGTTTTGTCCTTTGTCTTGGTCTTACAACCAATTACTTCACCATCTGCACTGTGGTAATAGAACCGCAGCCTGTCGGAATCCTTGTGGATTCGGTATTTCTGGCAGGTAGCCTCATAGAGTCCTCGTTTGTTAAGTCTGACGGGAAAACCCTCAAGTAGAATCCTTTGACTGGACATGGTGGTGGAGCGTACGGAACTACCTTCAGCTGGTGTGTAGGTGTTGCAAGAAAAACAGAACTGATGCCCATCGGAATAGATGGAGTTAGCATCACTGCTCCCGCACTTCGGGCAAGGGCTGTGTCTTAAGAACTCGCTGTCGGACTCGCTCAAGTTTCTTTGCAACATTGACGTGGTAGATAAGCTCATTCTCAATAGCCATCAATAGGCCAGTGAAGATTGCTTCTTCATTGTCTGAATCATCTTCGATGATGTCGCACAGAAGATCAGCAAATAAATGTTGATAGGTTTCAGCAGGGAACTTGCTAGTAGTTACGTCAGCCATTCAATTGGGATGGAGTGGAATGAAGCCCATGGGATGCCATGCTTCTCGCAGAATGCCGCATAGGTGGTTTTGGATCCTTTGTAGATTTTGTTGTAGGGGGCTTGAAAGACCATCCGTAGATCCAAATCGGGATTGTCTTTCTTTACTTGTAAGATCTTTCGGCGATCAGATGATTCCCACAAGCCTTTGGCTTCAATGTGGACACCATTAGGGAGTACGAAATCAGGAGTGTAATTACATTGAAGGGTGTAAGCAATCTTGATTGGTTCGTATTCATAAATCACCCCCAGGTTGGAGAAGAGATCAGCGATCCGCTCCTCCAAACCTGAGCGGAATTTAGTCATCGAGTGCTGCCTTTACCCTCGCCTTCATCTGCTTGTACGCTTCAGATTGGTTCTGGTGATATTCAAGCCAATCATCAATGGCTCTGTAGAAGCCCTGAATAATGTTGTCCATACTGTCTTTGTATGGACCCTCTAGTTCAACATCGGCAAGGATGTCGCTAAACATTTCAGCGTAGCACTCAACAGTGCCATAGGTGGAATCAGAAGTCATCATCACCAGGCATTACGGATTCGGGGATATTCGCGATCACGTTTGGCTCGCTGGCTTTATAGCCTTTGGTCTTACCAAACAGGTTCGCTACATCATCAGCAGACAAGTCACCACTATCGACACCAGCCTCAGAGTTAATACTCACAACTTGTACACCGACAAGCTTGAGGCTTGTACCGTAGGTGACACCATCCCGAAGGATGTAAGGCTTTTGATAGAAGGCTAGCTTGACCTTTGCACCTGAGTAGATAGGCAGGTTCTCATCAGTGATGTGAGTACCCTCAGTATCGACAATCACAGGTTTAGTTTCCTCATTCCAGGAGAACTTCACCTTGTAACTACCTTCGGTGACTTCTTCCCAAGGTTCGGGCTTGAGAGTAGAACGCTTCGGGTTCTTCAATTTAGACTCAGCCCATTTGATGGTATCAGTACGATCTGATTCCAGTTGATCTACCAAGACCTGATCAATCAGGGCAGACAGTGAATAGCCAAACTTACTTGGCTTCAGTACTGCTTGATAACCTTCAAGGGTGACAGGATCAGCAGTTTTCAGGATGTTTCGTGCCATTAGTTTAGGTGAATTAGTTAGAAGTCAGGATAGCTTTATAAGAAGCTAACCGTTGTTTACGTGTTTGTTCATAGAAGAGATTTTCTTGCTCAGGATCAACCCAAGTACCAAGTAAGCATTTACCAATCATCCCCATACGCAAGATGCCTAGCTCAGTTGTCAGAGCTTGTTCAGGTAGTTGAGGATTAATCAGTCGCTGTGTTCTGTACTCAATAGCTTTGGGTAATTCTTGAAGCAACCGTCGTAACGGATCAACAAGAACCCATACATTGTTGACTGTTTTATACAGGTTGTAGTTTACATTGGCATGTTTGATGTCAGCTTTAGCTGCCATGACACGGCCACGACCAGCACTTAATCCAAGCTTAGGGTTAGAGATACCGTAGTCAGCACTGGCATTGAGTACATACTCCATCTCTCCTTCATCTTGACAAGATGCCAGGAGATCAAACACTAGTTTAGAATTCAACATCAATAATTTGGGTGGTAATGTTTTGGATAGAATTGCGTTCGATAAACGATTCAGAGTAATTAACGATGTCCTGTAGTGTTTGGAGCAGTCGTTGTTGTTGCGCTGGTTGCAGTCGCTCATGGAAATACTCATCGACCATGCCACTGGCAAGGTCAGACAAGAGACCAGCAGAACTAGCGATAATGCTGGAATCAATAACAGTCTCTCGGATGTTATTAGTTTCAGCAGCACCAACACGGCGAATCAGTTCGTCATTCTCTTTACGGAGACGACGGATCTCAGCAGCTTTGATCTCTTTGTCTGGATCCTCTTTGATGATCTCTTTGATCACCTCACGGACTTCAGGTTCAGCTTTGGCGTACTCACGGGCAGCACGGGCAGTTGGTAGTGCTTCAGAGAGCTTTTGAGCTTCAGAACTGTTGGACATGTCCAACAATCCAACACCCCTAGCTTCCATCAGGATCTCCCTACCTGTTTGTGAGTTCAGGTTGATTTCCCGATACCAAGCTTCCATATTGCGACCACTGTTGTATTCAGCAGCCACGGCTTGACGCTTCATGTGGCGTCCATGCTTCTCAACAGCATCACCCAAGCGATACCAATCAGCAGTGTCAGCTGACGTTGGCTGAGTTGGTAACTCTTGAGTCAGTTTGACTAGATCAGTCATCAACAGAAAAAATAGGTGCTCTCAATAACGCTCTCAGGCTCAAGATCTCCCACCATGGGAGGGGGAGTTGTTGACCCGATTTGCTTGCCCCAATCGACTAGGTACTCATGCTCCGCGAAGAGATGCATGTATGTCTCACGAACAATGGCTGATAAACAAGCCATGTCAGTAGCACGACATAAAACCGAGTCATGTATGAGGGCCAGCGGGTGATCAAACTTGAGCGAAGAAAGACATAAGATGGAGGCATCTAGTGAATGGATCAGATTGGGGCTAGTTGCACTTTTATGCTTGGCAGTATTAACAACATCAGAATCTCCAGTTGCCACTGAGACCTTCTTAATCTTTCCAAGTAATTGTGTTTCAGCTCGCTCAATCTCCGGTTTCATGATTTTCTGTGAAACCTTGAAACCACTAGGAGTTGTCCAACACAGCTCTGTTGCACCATTGGCTAGAGCTTCACTGACCTTCTCCTCAATCCAGTCCATCACCTTGATAGGACCAGGGAAAATGCCAGTTTCATTATCTCTATCCCACACTGCATTCCTCAATGCATGGGTGACAGCAGTAATGTGCTCTCTGTCCTCCTTTGTTTTATGAGGGACACCCTTATCAACAAGAGCATCCTTTACATAACCCCAATTGCTCTTAAACTTTGCATTGTAAGGGATAGTCATCACTAGCCTTTTGGCTACGCTCCTATCAATCTTGTCTTGCAAATGCTCAGGACAATTAGGTTTGGCATACTCTGCTACTGCTTTGTATGCATCTTGAGGTGATTCGCTGGGCAACACATTGACTAGACGAGCGGTGGAAGCATCTTTGGCAAGTCCACTCAAAATCTGAAGACCGCTACATGTTGCATCAACTGCAATCGGTAGTCCTGTTGTTGTTCTCGTCTGGTCAATTAACAGTGCGTTGTACTCCTCACAAGCTGCAAGGAATTGGAACGGCTCATCCGCGACTTCCCAATCGCATATCTTGCCAAGTGGATCAATTGCGATTTGGTGAATGAGGTCTTCGTGATCGCGAGCCCATTGCAGACGTTCTGCCATAGGCTTTTTATCCAAGCCGTAGGTGGTAGCAACTTGGAATCGCAGCCAATCAGCAGCTTCAGAGTCAGGCATCATCACCGCTTCATCAGCGAATCTGATTAAACTCTTCCCCCAATCTGTATCCTGTGGAGATAGATAAGGAGCTATTGGATACACCCTTCCACGGTAATCGAACGACCACACATGGTAGAAGCGCTCAACACCTTTGAAGCGTCGCATGACCTTCATTGTCTGTTGAGTCCTGACAGACTTCTTTTTCAGAGCATTGTTGCGACTATGCACATCAGCAGCTCGTCGGCAGTAGTCATGCCTCGACTCCTTGTTTGTCTCAATATCAACAGGCTTGGGAGGTAGAGGTTCATATGATGTGTGAGGGATGAACTTGGGTTTCTTCCCAATCGTAATCCCCCTTTCATAGAGAACCTCAGACACCTCAACCATGTAATCATTCAAGGTGTATGCCACCTCTTGGATCTTGTTGAGGAATTGGACAGGGGCTTCCCCCTGTATACATGTCGGGTTACCCCGACGCACCATGTCATGGCCCCGCATCACCGCATCAAGAAGGTAACCACCAGGCTCTGTCAATGACCATGGACGGGGAGGGATGAGCATTGGCCAACACTCAGCCGTGAACAGCTCTGCCTGCTCCATCATCTTGTCCTTGGCATCGGAGAACGATGCGCTTGGGATTAAGAACAGCTGCTTGTTCCTACCGTCACGAGTTTGTAGTGGTTCAAACCAGTCACAGGATTGGCACACAGCATCAACCAATACAGAGCCAAGCTTGACTCTTGTTAGCCGTGGCCATGTCTTCCAATTGACACCATAGCGATTCATGAGTGTCTGTACAACAGTCACCTTCTGATCTGTGCCAATTGCACGGTGCCAATAGTTCTCCTTCAGGGTGTGTAGCAGACCAGGAGCGTTGGTCTGGTAGTAGCGGAGCTGGCATTCATTCTGCATTGCCCGACCAACTGAGTCGTAGATGTTGGTGAGTAGTGCATCCTCTTCATCAGCGCTGAATACCTTGTCAAAGAGCACCTTGAGCGTGATTCCAGCAGCCACCAGAGGCTCGATGTCAAAGATATACTCTTTGATTTCTTTGTAAGCAACACCTGCATTACCCTTGCGGAAGCGTAGGTACATCTCCTGCAGCTTTGCCTCAACAACTGGCAGCAACTGTTGGATTGAGTGGACCCCGTACACCGTTGAGCTGGCGTAACTCTTTAGCTCAGCCTTGTCTGTAATGCGCTGCAGGTTCTTAAGACCAACACTGATCTGATTGAGCTCCTGTTCGTACTGCTTATCGGTAAGTTCCTGCAGTTCCTTGCTTATCGAGGTCTCGCTCTGCGATGGCGATCTCCCGTGATAAATCCTCTCCAGCTGTTTGAAGTTGGTTGAGTTGGTTGAGTTCTCCATACATTCGCTCTCGCTGCCGTGCAAGTCGGGCTCGGTTTTTTTGAGATTTTGTGAGTGGTTTTGCCATGTCATCGAGGTGAGAATTGCAGTTAGAACCGGGTTTTAGATCCTCTGCCTAGTGGAGGGGTAGATCAAATAAGAGAGGTGGGCCTCTCCCCCCTAATCCTATGCCATGTGGAGCGTAGACGTTGGTCGCACCTGAAACTAGCGCGTCTACCGATTCCGCCACATCCGCCAGTGGATTCCAGCGATTGGACTCGCTGAGAATGTCTCCGTTGAGACCTTCAAATCGTAGCAGACGGGGGGTGTTAGACACGTTTAGATCAGCTGCAGAGCTTCGGTACGGGCCTTGTCGGTGACCTTGGCATAGATCAGGGTTGTCTCGATCCTCTTGTGCCCTGCTAACTCCTTGATGGTCAGCATGGGTACACCAGATTCAGCGAGCCAGGTGCAGAAGCTGTGACGGAAGCTGTGAAAACACAGCCGCTCATCAAACTGGCACCACTTGTGAACCTTTCTAAAGGCTCTCATTAAAACGTCGCCGTTTGCCCAGTCATCAAAGACACGGGTATTGGGAGAAGCATGTTCCAGACGCTCCCGCATGATCGTGATAATTGCGTCATGGATGGGGATGGTGCGGTAGTTGTTGGCTTTCGTCTGAAAGTCAGGCAACCCACCAACATGGATCAGGTTGGCACCTAGGTCCACATCCCTTGCCTTGAGCTGTAGTAGCTCTCCCCTCCTCATCCCTGTGTAGGGAGCAACCATTGAGATATCCCAAAGGTCACGCCTCTCAAAGGGGTCCAGACAGCCCTGTAAGAACTGTTGATGCTGTTCCTTGGTGAAGTAGGCACGACGGCTCTCACCCTCCTTCCTGCGCCTCAGCTTTGGTGCTGATGGGATCAGACCATCAAAGGCACAATGGTTAAGAACAGTGGACACAGCAGACACAACACGATTGATGGTTGCATCGCTTTTACCTTCATCTTCAAGTTCAATGGATGCTTGTGTGATGACAGGTTGGCTGATCTTTGCAATGGGAAATGATCTCCCACGCAATCGGGTGAAATGACCCGCATTGATTAGAGCCGTCTTTTTACCATTGCCATGCCTCCATGTGTGGCGTGTTTTGAGTGTGTAATCAAGCGCCTGTCCCCAGGTCTTGATTTGATCAGACATAAACGATGTCCTCAATTTGGTTGCGTAGAGATTTACCCTTCTCAGTTAATCGGAGGTACTGACGACGACGACAAGCGGGATCGGTGTACTTCTCAATTAAACCGAGACCTGGTTTGCCTAAGCGGTGATAGTCAGATAACCAATCAGTCACACGTGATGCTGATGCAGTGCGTAGACCTAGGTCCTCTTCCATCGCCAACTTATGGCAATTGTCATGGCTGCATATGTAGAAGAAGCATGACACCAATTGACCTGGGATCTCTCGATCCATGAGTCTGAGAAGCTCAAAGGCTTTCATCAGCTTCAGCATTTGGACATCGGTGACAGCCCTCTTCAACGGATCAGCCATAAGGTGGGAGGTCAATCTCTATCCGAATCCTACCTAGGTGGAGGTGAAAAGTACAGGAACACATGTACCAGTCCCATGAAGAGTCTTTGAAAGTCCTCAAATAAAACAAGTGGCTGCCTCAAACCCAAGTGATGCGAGAAGCGTTTCCATTCTCACAGAGAAAGTATAACATGTTATGTGGAGCGGTTGTGAAGTTGTTTGTACTTACCGATCCATCAGCAAGAAACAGGCTGTAGTCCTCAGGTGATAGTGATTCAATCATCTCCTGAGTCATCGTCATCATCGGGGTCAAAGTTGGCAACAACGTAGTAGTGTTCATCAGAAAGAACGGTGATTTCAATGGGATCGTCTACCTCCAACTCCCGCCCCAATCGATTGACTGCTGCAAGTCGCTGTTGATATACATGCTCAGCCACCTTATTGGTCCTGAGATTATGTACTCGCATGATGCAAAGTACGCTACTTGGTATTTCATATCCAGTTGTCTTTTGCTCGATTAAATCCTCAACACTGAACTGTTCAGCACAGTGAGCAAAGATTTCATTAGGAGCATTCATTACTTCTTTCCAGTTGTTAGCGAAGTACTTCTTTCTTCCCATACTCAGTGTCAATGATGTGCAGATATTGGGATTGGACAGTCAAAGACTGGGCTACATTGGCAGCCTCACCTACATCCACAGCTTTAACCATGAATGAATCAGTGGGTGTGATGACATAGAAATGTTTGGGTGTGGGGGTGTGTTTCAAATGGGAGGAGGGGTGCGTGCTGGGTGGGTGTGGCATGTGTATCCATTAGAATGGGGTCATTCATCCATTTCTTAGGAGGCGGAGCCCGTGATCGTGAAGAGTGATCGTGAGTCCTTTGATCGTGATAATAAGAATTAAACAGTGCTGTCTTATTCAAATTAAACACCATTGTTTTAATAGAATCAATCAGTGTTAAGTAATAACAATCAATCAACGCTAACTAATAATAATTAATCAGCACCAACTAGTTATTGTTAGTCAGTGCTGATTTATTTTAATTAATCAGTGATGATTAGATGTTACCCATCCATCCCCAACGTGAAGGCTCATCAACCGTGACGTAAATAAGGCTATCTAAAATCTCACTTAGGTTAAACATATCTACCGCTTCTTCCCAACTCATGGGTTCATAATCAAAGCGCTTAGTTACTGTTGCATAGCTATCTCCATCCGCAGTGAACTCAATCCCTACAACAGAGTCACCTAAGTTTTCCTCAATGTAATCCATGGTTTCAGAATCAAAGACAGCTTTAACTTCAAACATGATGATTAGAATGCAGTGCTAAGTGGAAGGGTTCAAGCTAAGTTAGTAACGTATTTCTTACCGCTACCATGTGCCTCAACAAACACATTCAACTTATCACCAGAGCATAACTTGCAAGTTAGGCAAGTAGCCTGGCTGTTGTCTACAGTTGTAGACGCTTGCTTGGCTTGGACCTTGTTGAGTTGCTGGCGGATGAATGAGCGGATCATTGGGTGAGCTGTGTGATCTGCAGTAATGGTATCCGAGTGGAATAGTTACCTGAGTGGAGCAGTGTGCCACCTGGTGAACTGGTTTTATCTGTTGACTTGGTGCCTTTTGATTTGCTAGGTTGGTGTGGTAAGTCTTGACAGATGTTTTGGTAATCATTCTCATTAGACTCATGATAAGACTGGCTAGTTCTATGGTATGATTCCACTAAGCAAAGGGTCATCCCTGCTTCATCCGTCAGACTCGGGGTCTAACGTGGAGGGTGGGCACCTAATTCTCGCGATCACAGGGGGGGCATGGGGGGGAAAAGCGGCCCCGCCCCATCGCGGATAGGGTTCAGAAAATTATGTCATTTTTTTGAGACATGCTCAGACACAAACTTCTGATAATCCACAGTATAACCAGGTAACCAGGTATGAGGTGTCATGCAGACACCCCAATTACTAGGATACCTAAGACAAACAGGTACCATCACCCCACATAGCTGCATAAACATTAGGATAATAGTCACAAACAAGTTCTTTTACCTCATTAGCTATCAACATATGTTCTTTCTGTGTCCCATTAGCACACCTAAGGTCACAATAATGCAACCAAGACCTCAAAGACCCATTCATATACAACCTTGTAGGAGTAGCCAAGGGAAGAACATCTCTAGCACATTCTTTTGCTACACCTGCTGCTAACATCTCTTCATAAAGACTATAACTCAGATCAAACAACCCTTGCTGTTTAACTTTAAACTCCTCCTTAGTATTATCATCAATATTATCAATACTATTCTGTCTATTCTTAGTATCCTGACTCCTAATATCAACAGGTAAAGCCTTATCAGTCTTAGCATACCGTTGACTAAACTCTTGGAAGCTAAAGCTCCTATGACGGAGTATTTGAGCAGCTACACTCCTGGTAGTCTCAATCTCAACACACATGTTCACCATTTCAAAGGGTGACCAATGTTTATGTTTAATCAGGTACTTAATCAATCCTTGATAATCATTACTATCTTGATTATTAGGATTAGAGACTCTTGCCATATAGGCTATCAATTGTTCTCCATCCTCGGTGGTATGGATAAGAGATACATGACTCATATGATAATAATAGAAAGGTGGGTTAAAATGGTGGTAATAACAGTAGTATTTAGTGTGAGTAATGTTGGTCTTTGCAGTCCCCTAATATTCACAGTATATAGTAAGTAAAGGGGAAGGTTTGTCTTCTTTGAAGGCAACGCCTTCCCCCTGAGGGGGCGGGTCCACCCTTCCCTCCCCCTGTATACATGTCGGGTTAGCTCTAAACCCAGTTGTGGACAGTCTTTTGGCCTTTGTGTCTTCTAACTTGTTGTCTTTGCTCATAAGACATGCCGAACACCATGGCGTTAGCTGCCATTTGGGGGTCTTCTTCCCACATTTTCTGTAAATCGTTCCAATCTTCCCGATTTCTCTCCTTAACTGTTTCATAAGCAGAGATAGCAAGGGCATCTGTGAAGTATTTAACGCCTTGTGCAAGGGTATCTAAGCGGTCATCGTGCTTAATTGCACCCTTTTCACGGCACATACGACTCATTTGATGAAAGAGCATGTATCCGAGGCGTTCTTCTGGGGGAAGATCTTGGTTGGATTTATAGTCCCAATCAATGACCCCACGATCAATGACCAACCGATGTTGATTAAGGATAGGCTCCAGAGCATCAATGATACGGTCTTCTTTTCTGACATTAGCTCTTGTCTCTTCAATGTCAATATTTAGTTTGCCTTGTTGGAGATGTTTTCTGAAGAGTTCAGAAACGATTCCATCTCCGAAGTTACTTTCAATAACGAGCTTGGTAACTCCATACTTCTTACATCCCCTGAGGATGTCCAGGAGTGTACTGTCGCTGTATCCGTCGTGATATGCACGCATTTCATGCAAGTACAGGAAACCGTGTCGCTGGGATATATAAGCTGCTGCTGTTTCATCTGATCCACGACCTGACGGGTCAACTGAGCAGATTGTCTCGGTGTAAGGCCCCCATTCTCCTTGGAGTTGCATTGGAGAGTAGAAATAATCTCCAGGAAGACCAACCGTGGGGAGTTCTTTGATGACATTCTGGGGGTCTGAGCACCAGACGACAGCATCAGGAGCATTGGAAGGATTAACAGAGGTGACAACAAGGTCAGCCATTTTAAGCGGGAACTTTTGAGCATCACTTAAACTTGTATCTAACATGAACTGGAGCATGAAGTTAGATCTGCCCATAGCAGCTTCACGCTCTAGGAGATCCTCTTCACTAAATCTGTCTCCATCTGTGAGACCCCAAGGATCAGCCCCAGCATCAAGATCTTCTTGGATTTGAGGGGCTAGGTTGTCGTCATAGTCACTGAGGTTACGTGGGTACCTAGCGGGCCATACAAACGGCTTGTAGTTCCTCTCAGCGAGCTTACGGTAAACAGTAAATGAGGTTTGGGGTGTACCTAGGTAGCAGATCCTTGAGTCTTTCTTAGGGGTAAGGATAGACTCAGCTTCAGTACAGAGTTGAAGGAGTTTTTCCCGCATCAACTCAGTCATTGAGTTACCAGGAACTTCAATATCATCCAATACCATGAGGTCAGCACGACTACCAGTTAGCTGACCAGTAATTCCTACACTCTTAACGGATGGAGCTTGGTGAGGGGAGCAGTTGACATCAAAGCTAATCCTTGACCAGCGTGCTTCATCACTTTTTGGTCTTAGGTGAGATAACCAAGGAGTTTCAATGATGAGCTTCTGTAGAAAGATGGACATGTTGTCTGCACGCTCTTTAGAGGCAGAGATCACCATGATCTTCTTCTCTGGGTCTTTGAAGAGTGTCCAAAGGATGAATGCACCAGTAATCCAGCTCTTACCGACTCCTCGGAAGGCTTGGATCTGTAGTCGTTTAGGTCCACGCTGAAGGTAATCAGCAATGGCATATTGTGCTCTTGTAGGAGACGGTAAATCAAGCTGCTGCCACAGTGCTTGTAGAAACAGCTTGAAATCGTCCTGCAAGGCGGTTAAAACATCTTGCATAGGGGAATGTATCTAATTAGCTCTAGAGGGGGCTTCTAGGAGCCGCTAGCGTCCTCTGAGAGGTATTCAACGATGAAGTCGTTGAGATCTCTGATGTGATCCCTTAGAATTTGGATATAAGTACCGTTGAAGTTAGAGCTAGGTTGTGCTTCTAATTCTGCAACCTTAGTTTCAAGAAAGAGAATTTTGGCACGTAAAGAAGCAATAGGACCACTCAGAAGAACAGGATCATAGAAGGTAATTGGTTTCATCGCACAGCAAATAACTTGCCGTCAAATTCAAATGTATCCAAACCTGCACCTTTAGCTTGTGCATAGGCCCTATCAAATTGATTTTCATAGGTTCCAACTCGACCTTCACCAACTCTCAAACGGTTACGGATGGTGCCATCAGGATCCATGGTGTTGTACTTACCAATGGAACGCTCAGCATCACCTCGACTACGAACACCAACAGTGCTAGGTGTATCCCTATTGCTAGTGGATTGGTTGAACACAGAATCAATTACACCGCCACGTGAGAACAGCTTGAGAGCATTACGTCCCAAGCTGCGGAGGCTATTAACGTTTTGTTGGGTTTGACTACCACGGTTGTAAGGACTACGAGTAGGTGCAGGAGTACGGGTAGTAGTGGGACGTTCTCCCAGCAGACCACGTACAGCACGTTCAGGTCCTTGTTGAGGAGCAGTCCGAGGTCCTTGTGCTCCACGGTTACCAGTTGCAGGGCGAGTGCTTACACCCCGACCACGGGTCATAGTATTTGGTCCACCTTTTGCACGTGCAGATCGAGCAGACTTGATACGGTTACCACGTTGTTGAGAAGTGGTAGCGTTTTTACTTTCTCCACGGTTACGACGACCTTCAGCCATCGTCTGACGCATACTGCGACTTTGACCGTCTTTAGTGATCTTTACCTTTTTACGGTTAGTATTATTAGGGCTTTTACTGAAAAGAAGATCACCTAATCCACGTAAAAGAATTTCAGTTGTGCTATCCATTAATGTGATTTAAAATACGTTGTTGTCTATCGGGATGAAAGCCAAATCTGGCTAACATCCATTCATCCCAAGGTTCGCTTCCTTTACTCTGATTACAGTTAACGCAGGCTGGTACGCAGTTACTTGATATTGTTTCGCCACCTTTAGAACGAGGATGGACGTGATCAATAGTGAGGTCATTGTAATCATAAGTTTCTCCACAATAAACACATGTACAGTCAAAAGACTCTTTAATTGCTCGCCTCCAAAGGCGAGTAGCTTCAGAGGATGTCATGGTTATTAGGTTTGCAATGTAGTAATCAGGATTAGGAAGCAATGGAGGCATTACCGTTTACGCCTCCGCATACGTGCCTTCTTTCGGGCACCGTCTTGTCGATTCTTTTTGGCATCACATGGGACAACTTTTCCGCCTTTTGTGTGGCACATGTCCTTGCCGCCTTTGCCCATCAGGCCAGCAGCACGACGTTTGATAGCAAGTTCACGGCGGTAAGCACGATCCTTAGGAGATTTGTTCTCCTTGGTATCGTTAGCTAGTTTTCTTTTGTATGCTTCTGGGTTAGCTCTGTAGTAACGGGTGGTTTTACCAGGGCTCTTGGTTTTACGCGGAGCCATAAAGACGTTGTTTTACTAGTTCTGGGTCTACTTTTGGCATAAGAGTTGCCAATTTATCCAAGGGGTTGCCGTCATATGCAACACCTGAGATATCATTAGTTTTTAACCAATCACACGCAGCTTTAAGGTCAGCAGTAGATGCTTCACCGCTTTTGATACGTGATAGGAATTCCTTTGTAATTAAATTGTGGAGTTCGTTGAATTGGTCTTCTGTTGCTTTCTTTTTCATAAGCTGTAATTGCTACGACATCTGAGCACATATGAGCGACCCGAGACCCAGGACGGAGCATAAATCCATTTTTCTGGATCTCGGAACACTTCAATGCTCGTGTCAGTTCATAATCTAAACGCATCTTATCTTCATATCTTGCAGCTATAGACTTACATTGCTCAATCATGCCTCCATCTAACGGAATAGCGACACTAGCTTGAAGACCCCAATTAGCAGTTGTAGTCCTGCTATGGTAATCATAAGGAGAAGTATTACTTCCCATAAGAAAAGGGGTAACATTAAGTGTTGCTCCATTACATGAATTGTTAGGTCCAAAATACTGGCGACTAGGAGCACCACTATTCTGTATCTGTACAGCTTGATTAGTTACATTGCCAGTTGCAGCTGCTACAGGGTTAGATGTGTTTTGTACTCTTGGTTCTTCAGCATTTACTGGGAGAACACAGAGAGCGAGGTAGTAGTAGATGAAAAGTCGATATCTCGTGTGATGTCGATTGTTTCGATTACCCCTGCTGATCGTTCTGTTACTTCGTACTGGAAAGGCTCGCCTGCAGTATCGATTGTAAAACTGGACAAGTCTGCTGAGGGGGTTACGTTTGAACCAGACCATGAGGAATAAGTCCCTCCATAAATTTCATGTGCAACGGTCTCCGTAATAGTTTGAGTGGTGGTAGTCGTTGCCTGCATTGAACCCTGTGTAAAGTTAGGGGTAGTCTGGGCAATAGCAGCAGTTTGGAAAAGGAAAAAGAGAAGGAATAATTTCATGATTTTTTCTCTCGGGTGATGTGAAATGTAGCTAGTGTTCCACTCAAAATAGAAGCAACATAGGTAGGATCCATCTTAGGCATTAATCCTGCGTATGACGCTGTAAGTATTCCAGCCGACCAGGCAAGTATGAGGAACCTGACGAACGTTTCTTTTTTGTTAGACGATTCCATGCTTGTTTAATAATGGGTTTAAATACACTTACTAAACGCTTGAAAAGGGCAGTAGCTGTTAAAGTGGCTGCTACTGAAACTGTTGCAGTTGTACCAGCTGTGATAAGAACATCAGGAGCAGGTAGAGGTACCTCCACTTCAGTAAAAGGTATTTCAACTTTCCTCATACCAGGTAATACTGGTTGTTTAGGGGGAGGTGGAGTGGGTGCCTTAGAAGGGGGAGGAGCCTTCTCTTGTTCAGAGTTAACTCCTCCTTTAACGCCAGGAGGCGCTCTAAGGGTGTTAGGAGGCGCTACAAGGGGCGTGTAACTAGGTATCTGGGGAATTGGTATCTCCAGAGTAGGAACAGGCATTGTAGGCGCTTCTGGAAGGTCAAGAGTCGGGATAGAGATTCCGCTTGACAAGTTCAACCGCTGCGTCATCTATAAATAGAATCAACGTGCTAAAGTATCAATCTTGGTTTCAATACGAATCATGTGTTGTTCCACCCGTTCTAGTGCTGCACTAAACTCTGCTTTACTAAGGTAATTCTCGGCAATACGGAGTTCAGTGCGATCTAATCGTCTATCCAATTCATGGATACGATTATGCAGTCGGGTGGTAACTGCGCCTAGACCGGACACAACAGCAAGGATTACTGGGAGTCCGAGTTCAAGCATCATTCATCAATAAGTTGTGACATCATCTGGCTGCTCTGTATATGCAAAACCAGCATCAACTAAAACTTTAAGAGCAGGTACATCAGCTGCAGCATTAATAGCAAGACAATGTGCATCAACACTTGAACGGATAGATGCACGGAATGCAGTTACTGAAGCAGGAACAGGTGCTTCTGAATAACCAAGTTCTTGTTGACGTACAATATACCAGTCAGTAGCTTTTAGCAAATTAAAAGCAGTGGTCTTTACTTCACGAATAAAGTTAGTTTTTAACTCTGCTAAATCACGTGGAGTAGAGTTGTATTGACCAGTTGAATCGGGTCCAGAAACAATGTAAAACCTACCATCAGGACGTTGACCAACGACTACTTGTGTAAAACCAAGCTCAATAAATTTATCGTGGTTAGCACCATACTTTGTATATTGTGTACCGTTATAGGTAAAAGGAGTACCTACACGGTAGCGTTTATTCGTTTGTGGGTCGAGATAGAACATAGTTTATCGTGCGGTTGCGGGTGATTGGAATGGGTTCTCTGCGAAGGCGGCGTAGATGTAATCTGCGGTTGAATTAACAGCCGCGTTGGTGGTCCTCAGCTTGAACCCATTGCTCAGGAAGTCGATGTCATGGGTGGCCCCTGTCAGTTCCGCAGCGGTGGTATTTGCCTCTAGCGGGTGTTGGCTTGGGTTGTAGGTGTCCCTAGTGCTGTCGTAGATCCACCAGTTGCCTGCAGCGTTTGACTTGATCAACACGAACGCAGGACTGAAGCCAAGGTAGACAAACGGTCCATTAGCATTGGCGTTGCCTGTGTAAGAACCAAAGGCGGAGTACCCAGGTACTGATGCCCAAAGATAGGCGACAAAAGTGTTTGTGATCGGCCCATTGGTCCTGACAACGCTGTTGTCGTACTTCACAGTAAAATGACTAGAGGTTGGAGCTGTATTGCCCCAAACATCTAAAGTCTGCCGAGCATTATTTACATCCATCCACATGACATAGTTTTGTGGGTTGGTTGCATCTACTCCAGAATGGTAAACCTGAAAAGAACTGGTTTGTCTACACTTAACAATCATCATCTGAGGAGTAGCACCCAGGTTGTGATTGATTGTCCTGTTGGTAGCTGTTCCGTCACCAGTGTAAGTAATAATCTCAAACCCATTAGTTGAGGGGTTAGAAGAGTTGTAGTCCCAGCACCAAGCAACAGACTCGCCAGTAGGTGCTGTGTACGCAGCCTCTGCTGTGAGCGTGGGGCTGGTCAAGGCAAGATCCCCACCCCTCACGCTATCTACCAGCTGGTGCTGGTTAGAGTTGGCGCGATCCTTGATCCACCAGAGACCAGAGGGGAAGGCCTCTTTGGCTTGATCCAGAATGCCTAAGGGGGAAACATTAACTTGATTGACCCATGCGCCTGTGCCACCACCGGCATAAGAAACGTAGATAGCGATAGAGGTAACACCAGTCAGTGGTGTTGTCGGTCTCCAGCGGGACCAAAATGTTCCACTTTGGCAATAGCTATTTCCAAACGGGGTGGTCAATATCCCATTAAAAAGATTGTGTCGTGGGCCAAGGTCTCCAACATAAGTCACCCAATTTGTTGGATAAGTAGCAGAGTTGAAGGCTGTCGTGCTGCTTTGCACTTGATCATTGTCGCTTAATTCTGTGCCAGCCTCAATCAGAAGGGTGCCATTGATCTCAATCCCATACCATCTTGGCGACGCTGCAGACTGACCAGTGATCGCAATCTCCTCCAATATGCCGTCAATAGGCGCAGGCAGTTGAACCTTGATCACCTGTTCAGAGTAGGGTGTGGGCAGCCCGCCATTGCCAGGTCCAGTAAGCGCCTGGAAGTGGTCCCGACCATTGGCGATCGGGGCAGCAGGCATCTTGGCAGTGGACAGCGGTAGGAACCCTTCGGGTGGGGTGTAGCGGAAGGGTTGTTGACCGAAGTTAATATCGGTATTGGCAACGCCGTAGTTGCCTTCTACGATGTAATATTCAGCAGGGTCGATAGTTGCACCTTCGCCAGTGCCAGCAACAGGATCTCCACCATTAAACCAAGTGCCATTCAAGGCAACCCAATACTTGCCAGCATCGGCATCATACGCAAACTCGAACTCGTCAGTGCTTGACGTTGCTACAGGTCCAATCCCAGTCGCATACACTCCATTGATATAACCAGCACCATCATGCTGGATGCCAACACCTGGGTTAAAGAAATCTGCGTATTGCTCATTTGAGGCAATAGATATTTGTTGACGTAAACCGTAAATAGTGGAAGCGCTAAAGGTAGTGCCTGTCGCTTTCTCCCAATACCACTTCCCAGTCGCTGGAAGCTTGATTGTTGGAACAGCATTCCACCAACTAGATGCAGTCGTTGAAAGATTGGCGTTCGTCTCTGTTGTAGTGGTCGGGACTAGCGGGTTCCACGTCGCAAAGTTATTGGTCGGGCTGTCCTGCATGATGTCGTAGGTGGAACCGTCTGAGTTGTCTACAATTCGCACGCCGTTTATAAGCAACCCACTCCAGCAGTCTTGACCACCAACGCTTAAGGTTACATTGATGGCAAGCGACTGAAGAGTTCCACTAAATCCAGCTGGCAAGTTGATGGTCGCTGCAGTATTGCGGTCGCCAGGGAAAGTTTGTCCTGTGCTGACACCATTTACCAGCACATCATAAACAGGGTTGGGAAAGTGAGCAGCAAGAGATGTAACGTTTGCAAACGGAGTTGACGGGCGGTAAACGAACCAGTTGTCCGCTACACTTGAGCTAATAGCCCAGGTGTTATTGTCATTGTTAAATGAAGCAGCTGCGTTAGCACCAGCGGCAGGGTTTATGTTCTTATCGGTTGTCGCAAGATTTAATGGCGTTGCAGAGGTGTACAAGTCAGAGCTAAATATCCCAACAGGGGCAGTATCAAACCCAGTAGCAGTGAAGTCATTCCCATTCCCGCTGTAATCCTTACCAAGATCGCCAGGGTCAGCGAAGGTCAGGTGGA